TTACATTTGCGTCTTCTGTCACAAAAGACAGCGCACTATCCGAAGTGCCCGTGCGAATTGCAGCAATACGCGCAATAGATTGCCCAGAGCCTGCAAGGTCAAACGCTATTTGAGCAAAAGTATTGGTAGTACCATTTTCATTTGTTACGTTTATCGTGGCAGTGCTTGCTCTTTGAGCGCTGTCATCCGTTGCATCAAAAAGAGTAGCGTTATCATACTCTACATCAAGAAGAGCTTGAGGAGCGCTTGCTCCCACGCCGACGCGATCCGTCGAAGCATCGACGAAGAGCATGTGTTCTTGGTTGTCGGAGCTAACTTTAAAATCTAACCCTGAAACCTGTTGACTGTTATAGTGAAAGCCATTTTGACTATCTAATCGAAGTTGCTCGTTACGAGTACCTCCAGTATTCCGTGTCTGGAACGCCATAAAACCATCGTGATCTCCTGTGGTTTTAATAGCGTATGTAATAGCTCCATCTGCGTTACTTGAGCCACTATCGTTTGTTACGCGGAAACGAAGGGCAATACTATCATTGTCCGTGTTATCGTTGTTAATTTTATATAACGCAAGCCCACCACCGTCGTTTATTGTGCTCGGGCTATAAGCGTCTACTTCGTCACTCCAAACGGTGAGGTGTGCTGAAGATAAACCCGTTGTTCCGTTGATTACAACTTCGTCGGAATCCGCATTAACAACGAAGACGTTGTCGTTATTTTGCCCGTTAATTACGAAGTCAGAATTTCTGTTTTCAACATTAAACTCCGCACCTGAGTACGTTGTCATATACCCATCGTTAGCAAGCTGTAGGGCTAAGTCTAAACTTGCCGCAGAACCTGAAGATGACGGCTGCGTGTAGAAATCTAAACCACCTTGGTCCGGGTCGTTAAACTGACGAGCCGCAATTCCAGCAATTTTTCGACTTCCGCTTTTTGAAAATATGATTGCAGAGTTCACATCGTTTGTAACGTCGTCTGCACCCTGTATTTGCAAGGCAACGCGACCATAAGTAGTCTCATTAGCGTCATCATCAAAAGCCGCGTTAATCGCCTTTGTTGTTAGATTACCATTAACACTTAATGTTCCGACGCCAACTTTGTCGTTCGTCCCATCAACGTACAACATCGCAGCGTTGTTATCGGACTTGACAGTGAAGTCCCGCGCGTCTTGGTTGTTGTTGATCGTGGTGCCCGAGTTAGCGTCGTAGACGAAAGATGAATTTGCGCCGTCGTAAAAGGTGATGTCGCCTGTGGTGTGGTCAATGTTAAATCTTTGCGTAAACACGCTTTTTGCATCATCGACTGTAAATATCTTGAAATCACCGCTAGAACTCATTACCGCTGAATTCTTGTCAGTAGTATCGCTTTCCATCATAAAGATGCGAGGAAATGTGCTGTTGATCTGAACATCCCCATCCACAGTCAGCCCATCACCAGTAATCGTACCATCCACATTAAGCGACGTATCAATGTCCACCGCGCCTGTGGTGTCGGCAATGTTGATTGCTGTGGTGCCATCTCGGGCAGAAATACGAGCGGTTTCAATGTCTGGGGTGTCAACGACGCTTGTCGCATTGATCGTAGCACCCGTCAAAGTGCTAAACGATCCGTTAGAAGTCGTCGTCGCACCAATCGTAGTGCCGTCAATGTTACCGCCGTTAATATCAACCGAGTTAAGCGTGACCACCCCGGTGCTGTCAGCAATAGAGCCCGCAGCGGTGCCGTCGTTGGCTTTTAACGTCGTAACCTCAAGCGTTGCAGCGTTTACGCTGTCGTCCTTGAGCAGAACACTATCAATTGTAACGCCGCTACCCGCGGTGGTTTCGTTAATCGTATTGGTTTTAAGCGCCTGACCCGCAGTCACCTCCGGGTTGGTTGATCCAGACGTAGCTCCATTAGCTAGAACCTCGGCCCACGTATCGACCGTGCCGACCTGTGAATCAACATAAGCTTTAATAGATTGCTGCGTAGCAAGCTTAGTCGGACTGTTTGAAGACATGTCGTCTTCGTCTTTGATGCCCGTGACTGTTGCACCATCACCAGCAATGTTAAGGCTAGTGTTTGCCGTAACAGTAGTACCTGTAATCGCAGCAGCACTTGATCCGCCAATAACTGCACCATCAACTGTACCGCCGTTAATGTCGGCTGTACCCGCTGTAAGAGTAGGCGTGGTGATTTCAGTAGCACGTAATTTGGTAAAAACGTCTGTAACAGTAGCAGCACTTGCGCCACCACCATCAAACTTGACCACCATATCAACACCCGCGGGGACTTCTAGGTCTCGCGCAGCGTTGTAAGTGCCTTGGAAAAGAATAACAGACTGACTACCGGCCAGACTGTTCCTTACAAAAACTATTTTTTCAGCGTCATTTGGGTCAAGCTGCACATACGCAGAGCCCCCTAAATCGCTAGAACTGTAAAACTCTAGCCACTTATTGCGCCCATCTGAAGTCGCACCGTTAGTGATTTGAAGTGAATTTGGAGAACCGGAGGAACCCGCGCTAGTAAGCGTAACACGCTCTGCGCCGTTGATTGCTTGGTCCAGAATGTCAAAATTGACATTTGTAGTATCGCCCCATGTACCCGACTGCTCACCAGTAGCCGGTTTTTCAATACCGAGGTTAACTGTATAGGTACTTGGCATCTAATTTATCCTCACGCTGCTATTTGCGTCCAATTTGCGCTCTGGGCTGGTTCTTCCTCCGACCATGATGGCGACTGGTTAATATTAATCTCACTATAACCCGGATTTTGGTCCGGGACAATGTTTGAGTAAACCAGTACATTACCAACACTACCTGTTGCGCTGACTCCTATTACATTTACTATAGCGTCACTTTCTACGGTGACACTTCCTACTTGACCTGTTGCGCTAACCCCGCCGACGTTAATAGTCTGACCAGTTCTTACCGAAACTGATCCAACGGTGCCTGTCGCAGACAAGCCTGTTACTGGTACGTTGCCCTTACCACTAACCGTGGCAGTGCCTACTACACCAGTAGCTTCAAGACCTGTTGGGAATACATTGGCTTTTGCAACTATCGTTACGGAACCAACAGACCCAGCGGCCTCTAATCCTGTGACAGGTACAATCGCGCCAGCTTCGACGCTTACGGAGCCTACTGCTCCTGTTCCTGACACACCCGTAACGTTAACGTTTGCATCTGCGGTAACCGTAACGGAGCCTACTGCTCCTGTTGCGGCTAATCCGGTGACGGGGACATTCGCATCACCAGTGATGGCAACCGAACCGACTTGGCCTGTAGCCGCCACACCTGTGACGCTTACATTGGCGTCTGCCGTTACACTAGCACTGCCTACTTGGCCTGTACCAGCAACTCCCGTGACTACAACGTTGGCTTCGGCAACTATCGTTACACTACCGACGTTTCCAGTCGCTTGCAGGCCAGTAACCGGTGCGTTGGCATCAGCCGTGACCGTTACAGAACCTACTGAACCCGCAGCTTGTGGTAAACCACTTTGTGACCACGGGCCCTCGCCCCAACCAGAGCGACCCCAGCCGCCTATTGGGACGATAACATCGGCCATTACGCTATCCGAATAATGGCGTTACTTGCATCGGCAGTTGGAAAAACAATCGTAAAGTCACCTGCGGTGGACGTTTTATCCGAGCCGAAGTCCAACACTACAACTGACGGATTGGTTACCGAAATAGAAGTGGTGTTTGGAGTTGTATTATATATGAGCGCCCCACGTGCAGTAATTGTTGCCGTGGAGAAAGTTTCGTCTTGGAAATCGGTCAAAGCCGTAGTTCCCGTTGACGTGGGGTCAACGTTAGTCAACGCCCCTCCGCCCGCACTATACCCTGTGCCGCTTACCTCGTTAGAGGTAGTGTATGCGGTAGTAGCCGCATCAAACGACGCACTGTTGTCGTACAGAGCAATTTTAAATGTATCGCCGTTGGCGAGATCAAAGTCGTGGACACCGTACAATAGCTCCTTCTTGAACGATGTACACATGTAGTTTCCGCTGAAAGCCATGTTTACAGTCTCCTAATTAGTTCCGCGAGTTCCAGATTCCCAGAATCCTTAATCGCATTGTACACGGTGGTTCTATCACTTTTTATCGCTTCGCGCATATAAAATTCTAAAACTTTAACTATGTGCTTACGAAAGGCATGTGCTTGTGCCTGTATTGCAGGGTTTGCAGAATCACTGATTGATATGATTTTATCAGCACAACGCTCTGCAATTTCCTCTGGTGTAAAACCACGATTTTGAGTGGTGTGTACTTCCACTTTGAAATCAGGGTTTAAAGCTAAATCTAGTGCGGGAAAACTCATTGTTTCGGCCTCACTAGCATACCTGTACGATAATCATCGGTGACTTCTTTGTTTTCACCCAGCATCTTCATGCCTGTCATCGCTTCAGCAAATCTTTTTTCATAATGGGCCATAACATCCTGTTCGCCCTTCATATATATGTACGCTTCTACCAAACTGCCGTACAGCATCGCCATTTGAGCGTTTTCACTCAGCCATGTAGTGCCGCTTCCAGCACCAGCAGTTAAACTTGCCGGTCTATAGAAATAATGTAGCTCAACTGCTCTTGCAGCGTCGGGAGTAGGACCGACAATAAAATTATCAACGTCAAATACCGCATAATACCGCGGATTTCCGGTTGTCGCCGGGTTTGGGTTGAATGATTGTACAAAATCGGTGTCCTTAAACTCCAAAAATACCTTGTTGCTGTTAGCATCCGTAAAAGAAAGCGAAAACGGTGCTAAAAAATCGCTAGGACACGCCAAATATTGGTTTGCCTGCGTCATATTGCCGCTGACGTTCTTCCTGAACAGGCTTAACTGCACATTTTTCAGGATTCTTTCCTCTGCCTGCCTAATAAACACAGGTAGATTGTTTACAAAGGACGTTTCATCGTTCTCTGCGTAGTCTTGAATCGCTGTTTTTAGCTCGTCGTAGGTAAAACTCATGGCGTCACCACCGATACTGTGCCAACTGCGCCTTGTAAAGCAGTGGTTATTTCTAATTCTGACGGCATTTCTGCCGTTCCGCCGGTACTCCAGTTACCATTGCCTAAGTAAACAATGCCATTCGTCGTAACGACCAAAAACGCGCTTGTAGGGTTATCCGGCTGTGGTCTTGCGTTCTGCAAAGCCTGCGGATCAACCACTTTTCTAAACGGACCAAGCTGTGGATGCTTTGGTTCATACTCATCTGGACCCACAAGCAGTCCATTCCACTCTTTTTTCATCAACTTATATTGATAACGAAAACCAGAGCGGTCCGATATTGCGTAGGAGTTTTTACCAGATGCAAACTTAGCCATCAGCCCGTCCTGTAGTATTCATACTTAGGTACGACGTTGAATGAAGACCTATCGCGATCTTCCGTTGCAGCCCTGTCAAACTCTTCTTCGTATACGCTTTTCAGCATTTGCACCCGGTTAGGCGCTCTCTTTAATGCGATGTAGTAAGCTAATCCTGCGGCTAAACAAGGATAAAACCTAAAAGGCATATCCATTGTATTGGTGTAAATGTCCGCATCGTCCATCCTAGTCAAAGCATCGTAGTAAACCACGTCAGTGCTGTTCTCTGGAACAGGCCATAACTTTAAATTTGGCGTCAATTGACGATCTAAAAAGAATTGATTGGGACGACTTTGTGTCGTTTTTGTCGGAATTGTCAGATATTCATCCCGGCTCAATCGCTCTAGCGAGTAATCTGTGCCGTCTCTACGAATAACTACCGACAAAACATCAATAATGTCTGCATCAAGGGCGTATTCACCCGTTCCTTGCGTCAGAGCTTGCGATCTTTGCTTGATCGTCCACTGATTAAGGCCACGGTTAGCCCAATCCGCCAGCAATAGATTAAGCGAACGTTTAGCCGTCTTGAGGTCGTAACCAGTACGCACCTCAAGACCACATCGCTCGAATGCTTCTTCGACGTAATCCGCTACGTCTAATTCAAAATCTTTGCTGTTAGATACAGTCATTTACTTTTTCTTCTTTTTAACTACGCCACCAGAGCGCATCTTTTTTGCCATGCCACCATTGCGCATTTTCTTTACGGGCGCTTTAGCCATGCCGCCGCTGCGCATTTTCTTAACAGGCTTTTTACGAGGTCTCATTGCCATTTTTTAATCTCCTATAAAGTTCAACACGTCTGCTATAGATGTCTGAAGCTATACATTCGCTATCATAACTATCATAATATCCTTTTTTGTCCAACTTGTCTGCTGCTTCTTGCAGAACGGTCAAACGCTGTACGAATATCATGCTGTATTCAGTATCAGTAATGGCTTCAATTGCAGTTTCTTGCGCCGTCTCCGACACATCGTCATCCGGATGAAAACCCATTACCCAGATGTCTTTATCAATAAACATGCCATTTGATATAGCTTCGTTTAAAGACTCTAAGTATTCATGAAAATCATAAGCGGACTTATCATTATGCACATCGACAATAATGGCTAAGTCAAAGTTATCGTCAAACTGTGATACGCACGAATATAAGACTTGATAAGAGTCATCGTACTTAAATAGGATGGCAACCTTCTCGTCCATAAGTGCTTTTTTGGCGTAGGGACATGGCGGTAGGTTGTTAAATTGGGGGCTAGGCTTTTCTAACGCAGTCTCAGACCATTGCAGTATTTCTTCTACAATAGCTTTTTCTGTGGACTGATCGTAAAAAGCTAAGTTCATGATTGTGTCACCGAGCCTTTTGTACGCTTGCGTCGGTTATTCATGACCTTGCCGCAGCCTCTGGCTATAGCTGTTCCGGGTTGTGATTTACCACGAAACGGTCTTTTGGGCTTGGTCTCTACAACGCCGCCCGCAGCCATCTTTTTTACTTTGGCCGCTTTAGTGTTCGAAACAACTTGCTTTCCTTTAGAGCCTTCACGCTTCTTTTTACGAGCAGTCGAAGCTCTTTCAGACTTACTGAGACTCTGTGCTTTAGATCGTGGAAGGCATCGGTCAGGGTTCTTTTTATTTTTCGAAGTGCCGCATTTGCCTGCGATGTTACCTTGGCTATCAATTCGGACCCAATCTTCATCAACCCATTCCTGTAGCTTTCCCATTACTTACCCTTCCTTTTGCCACCCTTTGACTTTTTGGCGTAATTAGGGTCTTTGCAATATTTAGAAGCAGCAAGGTTTGCATAAGCAGATGGGTAAGTATCAAAAGTGCGCTCTGCCCAAGCTTTCCCTTCGGGACATATCTTGCTGCCCTTACTTTTAGAAGAAGCTTTCTTTGACTTCTTGGAATACGCCATATCTTCACCCCAGAAATTTCTGCACGAATGGTGCGATCAAAATTAGAACCGCAAGAGCCCATAGTTTAACGTCCAAAGACTTTAAACTGCTTTTATGATCGTCCAACCGCTCTTCAATACGTTGGTATCTGAGATTACATTCAGCCTCATGTCGTTCCAACTTGGCTAAAACTTCTTCCACCTTCATCCGATCCTCACCACGCTTTACAGGACCAGTATCTGGCGCTGAATTTATCTTTTGCCGTGTCACAGTTGTGACGGGCCCTGAAGTTTTTGCGCCTGCCCGGTTGGTCTTTTTTGATCGACATTTTGCTGTCGCCAAACCGGACGAGCTTAATTTCATTGCCTTTTTTGGCGAGGACGGCGCTTTTTTTGCTTTTCCCCGGCGTCCTTTTTGGTTTGTTGTATCCGGCAAAGGTTTCACCTCTATACTTTATCCGTCCAGACGGTAAGCGAGTAGCATCTTTAGTTGTAGCCATAAAAACACCCTAGCTATGAAACACCGTTACAGACGTACATGCTGTAAACACAGAAACATAAATGTCTGAAACTCTAATTCCTTCATCAGGAATGTTCACAGAGTGCGTATCAGAAGCATCTAAATCCATGTCAAGCACGGTCGATCCGCCGTTGCCATCGGTAAAAGTAATTCTGGGAGAACCCCCAGCAGTTTTAATTTGAACCTGTCGAATACGTGCAGGACCTACACCAGCAGAGCCAGTGGCGGTCAAACGGATTGATTTTACATCAGAACCAGCCATGTTCGCCCCCTATTAAGATAGTGCAGCGCCAACAGCCGTAACCCATGCAGCACCCGTGTTAATTACCAAGCAGTATTCGTCGTTACCTGCGCCATTGTCACTAACAATGTAAACAGTACCGACAGTCGTGTCGGCAAAAGCAGGAAGGTTCGCAGTTGTTACAACTGGTACTTCAAAACCGTTGGTTGATTGTACGGGGCCTGAAAAATGTGTAGTAGCCATGTTTTACTCCTCTCGTGTCCGAGGTCAACTCCCTGCATTTGCAAAGTGCAAGGATATATATTGAGCATTATTACTCAATACATACAATAACACAAAGCCAGAAAAAAGAAAGGGGCAACTTTCGTTGCCCCTCGCAAGTCTACAGGGAGAAGTCAATGTAAAACTGACAACTCCTTTATAGCACGTTTTACGCTCCGGGAGTACCGAAAACGGAACGCCAGTCCGATACACCAAAACTGTAACGCTCACGCGCCTTGAAGCGCATGTTACCAGTGTCAAAGTCACCTTCCATTGCCGTTTTAATTGGCGAACGGTTGAAGAATTTGAAGCCGTTAGGCGCATCAGTTTTGATGAAGTATGCGTCTGAATCAGTCAGGAAGTGGTTAACCACTGCTCCATCAGGAATCATACCCATGTTCTTCATAGCGTTGTTGTCGTTGTCAGCAGTGCCCGAACGCAAGTTAGAGTTAAGAACTCTCTCTGCGATGAACTGAAGCTCTTTAGGAATAATAAGCTTCATGCCGCGTACAGCGATCTTTAGACCACGCTCATCGGTCATACCAGCAATCTCAATCAGCATCTGCTCAAGCGAAGTTTCGTTGAGGTCAGCCGCTGTGGCGAGAAGGTTGCTCTGGTTGCCAGATAAACTTGGGTGAGCGTTTGAGCATAATGCTGCACCGTCACCAATTGCAGAAGCACCCGCTGTGAACGCATTGTTCAGGATAGCGGCAGCTTTGATCTGCTTGGTTTGAGCCATTGAACGAGCCAATGCCTTGGTGTAACGCGACGCTAATCGGTCATACAAGTTATCTTCAATAGCTTCCTCAGTAATTGAGAAGGCCAAAGCGATGGTTTCGTGTGTGTAACGAGCAGTGTATGTCTCTTGTGCATCGTCAAAGCTGATGGCAGTGCCTTCGCCTTTAACAGGTGCAGTTGAGAAACCACCAAGCATAACTTCCTCTTCAAAGGCTCTGTCCGAAGACTCCTCTTCAAAGATTTCTCCATGCTCGTTCTCGTAACGGTTATATTCCAGCCCGAACAAAGCGTTAAGGCCGGGTTCTAGCTCTTTCGCTAGTTGACTTCTTGAAATAGCCATTTGTTAAACCCTCCTTAAATGCCCGTCGATGTCGCAGTAGTCTGCGAATCGAAACGGCTGGTTGGTGCGTTAAAATGAGCGTTCAGTCGCACAATCAGAGGAATACCAGCAGCAGTGTAATCACTGTTACCCGCATCATCCATAATACCTACGATACGAAGCGGTAGCGTCGCCGTAGTATTGATTGTTGAAACGCCCAAGGCGGATGTTGAACTTCCGTTGTCGGAAGAACCTGACCTAGCAGACGTGCCAAGTGACGCATTCGCGAAGACTGCGGCTTGAGCCGTTGCTTTGTCGGTCAAAGAAGCGTCAGACGCTACTTTAAACAGTTGGTTTGGATTGTCAGCTACAAACGCCTTTACAGGATGATTTGTATCTACGCTAACAGCACCCGAACCGGGCCAGTAGTTAATGAAAACCGGTTTCTTTGAAACCGAATCGACGTACTCCACCCCCATCAGGACACCCAATGCTTGAGTAGTACCACCGTTGGTAGCACCTGCACGATCAATAACGCCTGCGGCCAAAGGCACACAGATACCGTATTGATAGATAGCATTGGTGTTATCGGATGCGATTTCATACTGAGTTACCCCAGTAGAATTGGTCGCAGAACCGTTAAGCCCGATAGGACGAAGACCATAGGCAGTATTTGAATTTGCCATTTTAGTTTCTCCTAATTAGGGCAGCCCTACTTTTTTGGGCCACCGAAGGTTACACGAGATTGACGATCAGCGTTGCTGATCCTCATGGTTGAGTGTGCATTCTCGCGCATCATATCGTGGTCAACTGCTTCCATCTGGTCCCGACTACGTTTGTTAAAGTATTCGGTCCTTTCAGCAACAGTTTCTTCCGGTATTCTGGCAAGAAGCAATCCGCCTACTCCAAACACACCTTGATATTTACCTGATTCGACAACTGGCGATTCAAAGTCAGGGTACTCGTCCTTACGGACCAATTCCCAACCTTCACGCATTTTGGCACTGATGTTCTTAGTATCATCAAATCCACGCGTTTCCGCACGAATCCAGCGATGCTTAAAGCCATCAGGGGCAGGTGGTGCATCTAACATTGACGGGGGAGCCCAAGGCTTACGAATTGCCTGCTTCTCCCTAGTTTCGTTGGCGCGAGAAGTTCTCTTTATGGCTGAACCCATTTCTTTATCTTGTTCTGTCATATCTTTTACTCCTTCACGTATTTCGCATATTCTTCAAGCGGCACACCCAATTTTTTCGCTATCGCGACTTGGCTAGGGGTGAGTCTAACCTTTTTCCCACTGCGCCCAGATGAACTTCTTGAGGCTCCTACAACCGTCTGAGCGGGTCGTCTGTTAGAAGCCGTAGCACCCGTATTAAACTTAGAAGCAATACGGTTGTCTAACTCAGTATAGTAGTCATCGCTCTGCGGGTCAAATCCTTCCTCTTCCACTAACTTTTTATGAATACCAAATGCGGCATAAGTCATGGCTTCGTCGGACCCAAACCAACTGTTTTTAAGAGCCCACTGTTCCGCTTTAGGATCAGGTCTCTTAGGTTGTTGGGCAGGCATTGGTTGACGTACTTGTTGTTGTGCAGCAGCTTGTGCCTGTTGCTGCGCACGTGCAGATTGCGCTTTCGCTTGTGCAGCGCGGTCTGCCTGAATTGCTAAATTAGTTAAAGCACGTTGTGCTTGAACAGTTGCAGCACTGTCACCTATCTCAATAGCTCTCGCAAGCGCAGCTT